GATGCTTGTCAGGGCTGTAATCTTAGAGTCTGCCATAGGTCAGGAAGTTAGTCGGTGGAGAGTGAGAAAACAATTTTAGAAGTGCCGTCCTCTTGGAGAACGAATGACGTGCCGTCCTCCTGCAACATCCAACGGTCCATCGCAGGATATGCGACCTCAATCGCATCATCCGACGTGGACAGTTGCAGTGAGAGCGCGAGTGTCATCAGGTGGTGGCGCGAGCGAAGTAGGCGATGACCGCACCAGAGGTCAGCGTAAAGCTGGAGATCTTACCCACGATGGTGATGCCAGCGGGAATGGTGGTTCCGCTCCAAGTGCCGGTAATACCAGTACCAGCAATGGACGAAATCACGGTCGCGGTGATGGTCTGGATTGCGATGTAGCCGCTCGTCTGAGCGGAGGTGCCGGTGACCAGAGTGAAACCCTGATGACCCATCGAATCCTGCGTTGCTACATCGGTCTGGTATGCGGACATTTTGAAATCTGGTTAGAGGGGGACCACCGGAACTTTCCAGCAGTCCCCCTCATTTTAGGTTAACCTTTTCGGACTTTCGGTGCTAAGGCTCCCTGTATCCACAGGACAAGCTTGCCTCCTTCTGGGACAGAAGCAGTGTTGAAGTTGGTGCGTTGGAGATCCGCACTAACATCGGGACCAGACACCAGCTTAGACTTGCCGGTCTTGTCCACTGCAATGGTTGTTGCGATACGCATATCCCTTAGGATTAAGCGGTGATCAGAACCTCGGCTTGCGTCTTATCAGCAGCAGCCGCACCGAACATAATGTCGTAAGACGCCATATGCGAGCGGGTCGAGCGGCTGTACCAGACGGAGAGCAGGACCGACAGACCGTTGGTGGACTCCACGGTGCGCTGTTCGATGAACTCGCCAGCGATCATTCCAACCGGCAGACCCGAGGCGATGGCGATGGCGTCCTGACCGCAGACAAAACCAGCAGTGTTGGCGATAGCACCAGTCCAATCATTCTGCTCCAAAATGTTGTTGAAGCCAAAGAAACCGTTGTTCAACGGGCCATAGCGAGCATCGGGGAAGGTGTTCGCAGCGGCAGAGAACTGGAGACGAGCCAGATGTCCACCATCCAGCAGCAGCAGCTTCTGGCGATAGTTCTTGGCGAGAGCCAAGATGGCGGGGAGGTCGCTGGTGTCGAAGTTGGCAGCAGTGCCGATAGTGGTTCCCGCGCCGTAGTTGGCGGAGGTCATCACAGCGGTGATCTTCTTGGAGATACCAAGAGCGAACACGTCAGCCGAACCGGCAGCGAGATCAGCCAGAGCGAAGCCCTGATTCAACTCCTGCTGAGTCACGGCGAACAGCTTGCTGATCTGGTTAACCGTGACAGCAGTAGCGTCAAGCTGCGAGTCGTTGCTGGTCTCAAAGTTGGTCGCATTGTCAACGGTAGCCGAGGCACCGGACTGCACGAACTTTTTGACCTGCACGCTGGCGCGGGGGCGGAGATTATCCAGACCCACGTTGCGCGTGAAGTTACCAACCATCGCCAGCTTCGTCGCCATCTCGGTGATGACAGCATCAGCGAGGTAATCAACGATCAAACCAGCAGCGAAGGTGTTCGCGTTCTGGGGAGCGATGATTCGGTTCTGGCGGAGAAGCTCGCTGTGGTTCTCCACAAGGAACTTGCGACGCTCGGCACCAGCGCGGAGACCGCGATGCTTCTCAAGCAGCGGGTTTCCGAGGTTCTCAATCACGGGGCGCACCGGCTCGGGAGCGGGAGCAGCGGTGGGAGACTTCATGGAAGCTTCCAGAGCGGAGAGCTTAGCCATAATCGAAGCAAGATCGACGGAAGCAGCAGGAGCCGCAGCCGCCACAGTAGTAGTGTCAGACATGGTTGTGTCGGTGTTGTTGTGTGTTGGTTGCGGCGTGTTGGTCACGCCAGCCTCGCCTCCAGCGTTGGTGCTGTTGGTCGAAATCTTATCGTCTGGGGAATCATCTTCCTCCAGTTCTTCACGCTCCAACTGAGCGTAGAGAGCGCGAAACCAGTCGCGTCCAGCCGCACCACCCCAAAGATTGGCGGCGACATCGGCGGGAGTGTTAGGCTCTGCTTCAAGGAATCGCTCATTGCGACCCCACCAAGCATTAGCCTTCTCGACTTTATCTTCGGTGGGCTGCTCTCCAGCGACCAGAGACTCAGCCTCCAGAACGGTCTGCTTCTCCAGACCTTCACCGGCAAGACCTTCAGCGTACTGCTCAAGACCTCGGCGGAGGTTGTTCTTGACCGTCTCGGGAGCGGTCTTAGTGACAGCGCGAGGATGCCACTTCGCGGCCATTGCAAGCTGCTTGATGGGTTTGTCCACCAAGCCAAAAGCAATCGCTTCAGGAGTGGTAAACCAAGTCTCAGCTTTCATCGCAGCGCGGATAGACTCGGGAGAGCGTCCGGTCTTTTTAGCGTACACTCCAACCAGCACCTCAGCGTGTTGGTCGAGAGCGTCGGCCATCTTCCGCATATCCTCCGAAGTACCCGAAGCCATACCGGAAGGATCGTGAATCATCATCAGCGCGGCATCAGCCATCTCGACCTTATCGCCAGCAAGAGCGATAATCGAAGCAATGGAAGCCGCAATGCCGACAACGCGAGTAGTCACCGGAGCGCGACGACCGCGCAACTGGTTGTAAATCGACAACCCATCCCAAACGTTACCACCGGGAGAGTTGATCTCAACCAAGAGCGGACCATTGCCCACTTCGTTGAGAACGTCAGAGAACTGCTTACCAGATAGACCGCCACCACCAAACCAGTCTTCGCCAATCTGGTCGAAGATCTGAATGGTCGCAGTCTCACCAGCGGAAGCCGCTGGAGCGTAATAAAGCCAGTCGCTTTTCTTGGTGAAGCTCATTCTGTTTTCTTGGCTCGCGGCTTGCGTTGTTTCTTTACTACAGCAGTGACAAGTGTGTCGTCAACTACCGGAGAAGCGTCCCCACCTTCAGGAGCAGCAACAGGAGCGGGAGCGTCATTCTCTGAATCAATTGCAATAGCTGCAACCGGAACACTCGGAGCTTTCTCTTTCTGGATCGTGGAAATCTCAGAAACATCCAAGCCGTACTTTCCAGCCAACTGACGAACAAACAAAGCTTGCTGTGCTTTTGACTCTAGCGAAGAACGCCAATCAAGACCTCGCGCACCGTAAACCTCATCGTAAGTCACAATTCCAGCTTCCAACTCTGCAAGCTGTGCAGCGGAGTTACGGCCAACATCAACATTCGGTGAGCGCGGAGCGGTAATCGCCACTTCGTACCAGTCAGACGGAGCATCATTCAGCGTAGGATCGCTCTTGATAGCGTACTCCATGACGTACTCGTAAATACGTCGAGCAGCCGAAGACATCACTTGATGCCGAGACTTGAACCAAACTGCCGACATATCCAGCGCACCGCGATAAACGGTTCCCTGCATCGACTCTGGATAAACAAGAACGTAAGGAATACCAACACCAGCACAGACCTTTTCGGTCAGTTGCCGCCAGTATTCCCGCATGTTTACACCGGGACGCTCCGTTGCGAACTGCTCAAACGAATCACCATTTTTGAGAACCTTAACAGCAGAGCCGAAGACTTGCTCGTAGTAGTTCTCAGCGGTGTTCTGACCCGTCTGCGAAATTCCGCCAGAGCGAAGACTGGAAGCTTGGATCTCACCGGAAACCGTCTTAACGATCTGAGCGACGGAAGCACCAAGCTTGCAAGCTTCCATCTCCAGCTTTTGAAGGTCGTCGAGGTCGTGCAGGTCGTTAATGACGCACGACACAAACGGTAGACCTCTTAGCTGACCGGCGCGGTTTGGTTCGTAAATGTGAACAACCGAGTCAGACCCAATAGAACGGACATCGGTCAGGTTGCCCTGAGTCTTCTCGTTACCGATAAAGTAAGCGATTGCGCGACCAGTTCGCGGGTCAAAGCGGATACCGTCAAAGACGGTAATGTCTGACTCCATCCCTATCGGAGTTGCAATTGACTGAGCTTCCAGCAACTGCAAACGCGGCTTACCGCTCTCACCTTTGGTTAGGAGAATGAAGCTTTCGCCATCGAAGAACCAACCGCGAGCGGCTTGGGACATCAGCGTGCCAAACGACTGGCGAGAGCTAATGTCGGGATAACGAGACCAGATATCCCACCACTTCTTAGCTTTAAGATTCCAAGCCGGATCACTTGAAGCCGGTTGAACTGAGAAATTAGAACCGACAGTGTAAGACTCAAACAAGTCTCCTAATCTGTTCATTATCGCGTTGTTCTGTTCAAAGAACCGCGATTTGCGAACAATGGCTTGACGGGTCGAACTGGTTACGTCGAAACGGGCCGAAGTGTAAGACGTATCGAGATACGAACGACGCAGAGACTGACCGGCTCCTTCGTACTTGTTAACGGGAGAAGGAAACAGCTTGTTAGCTATGGTTTGCAGGATTCCCATTAGCTCATTCTAGTTGTGGGTTCACGCCGAAATTGCGTGAAATCACCGTAATACCGAGTCGTTGCAACAAGAACACTACCAAGCATCTTATTGTAAATCTGGAGATCAGAAGGATTAGTGATGCCATCTCCATTCAAGAGAACCACAGCGTAATCGTAATCACTCAGCAGTGATTCCCACATTTCAAGCATCTCTCCAGCGGATGCGGAACCCTTACCGGGTTCAGCGAACTCAACGGAAACGTCAGAGCTGGAAGTGCTTCGGACAACTTGAC